AGGAGCTGCTTTTACTACAAATGTAATAGTGAAATCTTCTCTTCCGTCTACACTAGGTAGAGCTGTTCTAAACTCTGTAGCAGAATTAAGAAAGAATATCTTTTTATTATCATCATTTAATACTTTATATGCTGCTGTTAATTCAGGCATTTTTCCTTGTTTTAATCCTGCCCCTAGAAGAAGAAACTAATAGGAGCAGGATTTATTTTATTATGCTAATTTAAGTGCATTATAGAAAGCACTTCCATCGCAATACACGTCACAGAAATCACCTGCTGCGTCTATATCACCAGAAGAGTTTACAGTTGTATCTCCTCCAGATTTATATACAAACTTAGCATGCCACCCTGCACCAGCATCAGCTGCTGATGGTAGAGTTACTGTGGCTGCAATGCAAAGAAAGACCTTTCCACTATCACTTGGTTTAAGAGTGACAGCGCCTTCAAGTGTTTCCACCATGTTGTGACCCCATCCTGCTCTTGAACCGTTTTTAGTCTGCGCCATAATCTACCTCCTAACTTCTAGTTGCTGTGCCTGATACGAAAATGTTAGCCTCTAAAGCGACTGCATCCATTACATACCAATGAAGACCATCACATACAAGACTTACTCTATCGCCAGCATTAACAGCATTTGCAGAAGAATCTAACCTTAACAAGTCATCTGCAACAGAAGTATCATGTACAGCTCCTGCATCCAAGCAAGTGCCTATGATAAATTCAGCTGTACTATTAGTGAAAATATCAAGATCCTTACTAGCTTCTGCATCAGCCGTAATAGTAAGATGAAAGTGAACTTGCATCCCAGCATTAAGATATGCAGAAGGTAGTCTGACTGAACAAGTATTTGCACTTATATCTATAAAATACCTATTCCCTGCATCCGCAGAAGTCAATACAATACTTTCTGCGTCAGCAATATGAGTACCGTCAGCAGCAGGTTTGAATTGAACTACTTTACCTGTAGCATTATCAATAGCACTATCTGCACTATTTTGTCCGTATAATGGATTTCCCATAATATACCTCCTTATACCCAGATGGCATGTGTTTCAGGACAACACCATTCCATGCCAGCTTCTGTTAAGATTTGATCTACTCTGCGGTCGACTCCTGAGTTCTCTAAAGTTTGAACTCCCACGTAGACTCCTGTGTCTCTATTAATACCATTACCAACAAGTGGCCTGTATGCACAATATTTCATATTGATGCCTAACATTTTCACGTTAGTACCATCTAAATGAACATTTCTTGCAACATTCATATCACCATATATAGTAGATATTGTAGATATATCAACACCAAACACTTTTTTCTTTCCAGACATTGCGAAATCAGCGTTAAAGTTAGGTGAAATCTCTAAGTTATTAGAGAAGTATCCTGATAATTTATGCAACCAATTATAAACTGCTGTATTACAGAAGAATATAGTTGAGCCTGCATTATTATATCTAGGATCTAACATTGCTGATAAATCATCTAAGAAATCATCTTGTGTTTTAGTTGCTGTAGCTAAACTAAATGAATTACCATAAGTTGAGATAAAATCTACAGCACCTTGAGTTGTTGTACTCACTGATGATTGTTGATTAGAGAACAATAAAGATTGCTCAATATCCCATTTATGTTCAACTAGTTTTTCTTTCCAGATTCTTGCCCATTCATTTCCATCATATTTAAGAATAGTCGCTCTATCTGTATTATTCATCACTGCTGATGTTTTCCAGATTTGAGTTTGACCATTTCCTGTTGAGAATGGTTGATCTGCCCAAGTTTCAGGATAACCAGTACCTGCATCAAACGCTGTACCTACTACATAACATTTGAAAGGTTCTAGGTCTTCTTGAGACTTAGCTGCTATTCCACTACCTACTACATCATCGCCATCAGGCATTCTGAATACTGCAGCGTTACCTTTTACACAAGTAGCATTAACATATGCGTGATTAGAAGCACTAGTTAAATCAACTGAATTGATTTTCCATAGTGTGTAAGCACTCATTGTTGATGCTGTAAATGCTCCACCTGTAGGTGCAGTATTGATTTTCAATATCTGTCCTGGGATGAAGAATTTAGGTTGTGTTCCAGATACACCATCATAGTATGTACAAGTTTGACCTTTTATATTAGTCATATTGCCATCATTGTTGTAGTCTGTGAAAAATGAAAAAGTATACACACTTGAGCCAGCTGTAGCTGCTGCACTTGTGTCAGCATCATCAGGATTAGTTGCAGGAATTGCAATTGCTGATTCGCTATAGCCCGCCATATACGCGTATCTTTTTGTGTATGATGAACGTCTTTCAGTAAATTTGAAATTCGGATCATCTGTTGGTTTTTTAGCCACCATAGATAAGAATCTAAAGAATGGATCTTGTGCTAAGTTTAATTCTGATACCATATCACCAAAATTATACTTACGTCTCAGAGCACCTGTATTCAGGTTCTGAGCGCTTGCAGCTGTTCCATCTAAAGCATGCTCACCTTGGCCACTATATAGGGAATTTCCAGTTGCGCCTGGCCCTATTAATGTACTATCTGCCATGTCTATCTCCGTTTATTTATGCCTTCTCTCAGCTGTACACCTGTACCTTCGAGTAAAGCGTTAATGTCCAGATAGACTAATTTTTTATTGTTGTTATAAGCCTATCCAAACAAGTTATCAACATTGTCATCGAATCCAAGGATATTTTCAAACACTTCTCTGTCTTGAGATTTGTTTGTACCCTGGCTATTCGCTCCACTAGCGGATGTAGGCATATTACGAACATTTTGCATTTGATTAAGCATTCCCTTTTTTGTACTTTGGGCAACATTAGCAGCAACTTTGTCTTTATTTAAAACATAATTTATGTCATCTAAAGTCATTGTGTGAGTTTTAGCTTGCGCTTTAAAATTCTCAAAGTCTTCATCAGTCATACTATGCTTTTGCTTAAAGGCAATTTCTTGGTCCTTCATAACTTTTGCTCTTTGTATTTCAGCAGCTCTTTTTTGTTCTGCTTCAGTCATCTCGTTAACACGTTGTTTAACTAGATCATCTACATGAGCATTCATTACTTTAGCACTATCAGACTCTGGGTCTGTCATTGCTTCGTGTTGATCAAAGATAAAATCTTCTCCAAGATTTAATTGATCTTGAATAGATTCTGCGGGTTTACCACCATTTTGCAAGTAGTCCCTAACATGTTGTACCAAACCGCTATCTTCTTTCATTGCGTCAAGAACAGGAACAAATTGTTCAACTTGTTTATACTGTTCTCTCCATTTTACGGCTTCTCTGCTACTATCTTTGTAGCGTTTTTCCCAGTCTGTGCCGTTCATTGACTGTTTACCCGCAATATCGGAGCCTTTATCATTCGTTGTTGCAACTTGTTTGTTGCTTTTAGTCTGATTAAGGGTTGCCTCAGCATCTTGTATTCCACCATTAACTTGGCTTTCTAACTTATTGAAGAAGTCTTTAGAGCCTGTAGCAGGTTGATCAGCACTCTCAAAAGAGTTTCCTGTCATTCCTATTTCAGGGTTACCTTGACTTTTTTCAGGGGATTTTGACATATATCCCTCCTATTTATCGTTGTAAGTTATTCATTTTCTTTGGAACTTTCCAAATCTTTTTTCTCTCTTTCCAAATCTTTTTGAGTATTTGCGACCTGATCACCCATTCTTGCTTGAGCCATAAGAGCGTCCTTACTCATATTATTTCTTAGAAGTTTTTGTTTACCTTCTGTTTCAACATACTGTTTATTTAGACTAGACTTAACTTCTTCTTTTTTAGAATGTATTTCCATTTCAGCTTGCATAACTTTGCCTTTAATTCCAGCTTGAACAAGTTGTCTTTCGAGAGTTTCAATAGTACCTTGAGAATCTTTTAATTGCTCTTCCATACCTTGTATTTGACCTTGTAATTGAGAGTAAAGAGATTTTCTTTGTACAATTTTATCTTTGTTTTTAATATCTGTTTCTGCTAATACAGCAATGTCGTCAACAACACCCAACTGCATTAGTTGTTTTAATTCTTCTAAATATGCCCATCTATTTACAGGTAAAGTTGAACCTGATACAATTCTTATATCAAATTTTTGAGCAGATATATCCATGGATTTACCAATAGCTTCACCCATGTCATTGTATATAGGAATATTAATTTCTTGATCCTTACCTTCTTGAATAGCACTAGGCTGTATAATTCTAAATCTTTTTTGAGCTGTATAAACTGCTTGACAAAATTGAGTTATTACAGTTC